GCAACTCACAAAATAAATATACACTATGTCTTGCTCCCTAACTACGGGCTACGCCCTCGGATGCCGTGATTCAGTCGGCGGCATCAAAACTGTCTTTGTCCAAGCCTTCAACCCAACGGGTTCCGTGAACACCAACGGAAGCGGAACGGTCACAGGCTTCACGGGTTTCTCATCGGGATTCTACGAGTACGACTTGACCAAGGCCACTTCGTCCATGACGGAAACCTTGAACGCAAGCACCGAGAACGGAACCTTGTTCTACACTCCCGAAGTAACCTTTACCATCAACAAGTTGCAGACCGCCGTGCGGAATGAACTGCGCCTCTTGGCTCGGAATCGCTTGCTGGTCATCGTCCAAGACAACAACAACCGCTACTGGGTGTTGGGTGCTGCGAATGGCTTGGAAGCCTCCGCTGGGACTGCTGGAACGGGTACTGCATTCGGTGACCGTTCAGGCTACGAGATGACGCTGACGGGCATGGAACCCGATGCAATGCTGAACATCTTGCCAGCAACATTCTCTGCGCTGACCGCACAAATCAGCGGGTCGTAGCGTATCTTTGACCTGCGGGCCTCATACCCCGCAATGGTTTAGTGGTCTGGGCCATCTCGCAAGGGGTGGCCCTTTTTTTTGTACCTTTGGGCATGAGAATTTGCATCGTTTACAACGCCCACCCGACGGGGTGTTCCTTCTACCGCTTGGAGATGCCGAACGCATACCTCGGCGACAACTTCACGGAGTTCGATTATGTGTGTGTCGATAATATCGCCAATGTCAAAGACGAAGACCTAAAGACGGTCGATGTGTGGCTTTTCAATCGTCTTTGGTGTCAAGGTACGCTGGACCAAATTCGTGGCGTTTACAAGGCTCTCACGGCGTTTGGGGCGAAGGTGATACTGGACCTTGACGACTATTGGGTGCTGGAATCAGGACACATCATGTACCGACACTATTTGTCCACGAAATTGGACGAGCAAATCCGTGAACACATCCGCTTGGCGGACCATGTGACCACGACCACCGAACACTTGGCGCAGAAGATTCGCCTACTCAACAAGAAGGTAACTATCCTGCCGAATGAACCCTACGAGGCGTATCAGCAATACCTGCCCGACACGAATGCAGAACCCGAACCGCACCTGTTCAAAATCGGATGGTTCGGCGGGGCGCAGCACCAAGAAGACATCGCCTTGGTGGAACATTCGTTTTCCCTGCTGGCTCACGACAAGTCGCTGGACGGGAGATACAAAATCTACCTTGGCGGGTGGAACGACGGCAACCCCGTCTATGATGATTACGAAAAGATGTTGTCCTGCCGTGGGCTGAACAAGAATTACGGACGCATCCAAGCCGCTGACATTTACTCCTATGTGGGCGGGTACAACTTCATCAATGCCACCATCGCACCCCTGCGTGATACCAAGTTCAACCGCCTCAAATCGGAGTTGAAAGTGGTTGAAGCGGGATGGATGGGCAAGGCTATCATCGCATCCGAAACCATCCCCTACACCGACATAATCACCCACGGCCACAACGGGTTGCTGATACCCTACGGGAAGAAAGACGCTTGGTACAAGGCGGTGAGGAAGTTCGTAAACGAACCCGACTACGCCAAGGGGCTTGCCATGCAGTTGTCCAAGGATGTGCGGGAACGCTTTGACATCACCAAGACCGCCGAACGCAGGGCCGAACTCTACCGAAGCATCGGGCGCAAATTGTGAAATTCGGGCGCATCCTACATTTAGGGGTAGAGTGATATACCTATCCCCCAACACCACCAACACCATCGTCGTCACTTGGACGCAGCGGGCCTCATCGGGCGACCGTTACATCTTGCGCTTGACCAACATCGCCAAGAACCTGACCACCGACTTCACGCTGCTGAAATCAGCCAACCTTTCCTCCTACACGAACCGCTATGACAAATTTCAGATTACCGTGGGGGCGGTTGAAACGGGTTCCTATCGTTATGAAGTTTACGATACCAGTAGCACGGTTGCAGCAGCCGTTGCGGTGGTTGAAACGGGCTTGGCGTATGTACAGGTAATCAGCCTCACATTTAACACCTTCGCCAATACCATCCAATACAATGTCTACGGCGCAAGTGCCGTCAGCATCTTTGATTCAACCTTTGACCAAACATTCCAATGAGCGTACAAACACGCAGTCAGTTACAGGCTTCGGCCCTGACCATCACCAACGAAACCGTTGCCGCAGCCAATACCGCCGTCCGTGTGGGTGGACTCTTTGACGACCTCGCAGATACCGCCACCTTGGACCGAGAGCGGGGCGTTGCAAACCTGTACCTTGACACGGACACCAACTTCACCCCAACCCAAGGGAGTGCGGTAAAACTGACCTCTGCAATGAAGTCGGGTCTGCTGACTGCTTACAATTTTTCACGGACGACCAGTTCCATCACCTACACAGGCACGACGAGTGCTGCTTTGCGGGTATCGGCAAGCATGGTATTCTCGCAGGGGAACGGCAACCAAATCAAGATTTACATTGCCAAGAACGGCAACGCCATAAACCAGTCAATGACTGACATTACGACGGCTCACAATGACGGTCATTCGGTTACGATTGAAGCAGTTCTGCAAGGTGCGGTCAATGATGAGTTCACCATCTTAGTCAACGCCGTAAATAGTGGCGCAAACATCATAATTTCGGCTCTCAACTTCACCGTCCACACGCTATGAGCATAAAGCAATCATTTACCCAATGGTTGGGTATTGAACACAAAGTCCCCGTGATGCTTGAAAACAAGGCGGGCAAGTATATCACCTACGGGGCGTTCAACGAGTACCCCTACTATCTGCTGGACAACTACCGAAGGAGCAGCAAACACAACGCCATCGTGAATGGCAAGGTGAACTACATCGTGGGCGGTGGATGGCAACCAGGGGAGAAGATGACCGTGGAGCAGCAGGCAAGGTATGCCAAGTTCTTTGACGGACTATCCGAACACGACGACTTGAATGACATCACTGAAAAGTTGGTCTTGGACTTGGAACTATTCAACGGGTTTGCCGTCGCAGTCACATGGAACAAGATGGGAACCATTGCGAAAATGGAACACATTCCCTTTGAAAAAATCCGAGTGGACAAGGACGAGCGGATGTTTCAAGTGGCCGATTGGTACGACGATGCAATGGTTCAACTCTACCCGAAAATTGGGGATGTAGAAAAAATCCCCGCCTTTGATGCTGACAACCGCATCGGCAAGCAACTATTCTATTACAGGGTGTACGCAGCAGGCGTGAAGTCCTACCCCCTCCCCGAATACATGGGGGGGTTGGCTTGGATTGAAGCGGATGTGCAGGTGGCGAACTTTCACAACAACAATTTGCGGAACAACTTTTGGGGTGGGTATTTAATCAACTTCAACAACGGCATCCCGACACCCGAAGAGCAAGGCGACATTGAGCGTCAAATCAAGCGCAAGTTCAGCGGGACCGACAACGCTGGTCGCTTTGTTGTGACCTTCAACGACGATGTGTCAAAAGCCCCGACCTTGGAACCGCTCACCCCGTCCGACATGGACAAGCAGTTTGAGATTCTCAACAAGGCTATCCAGTCGGAAATCTTTATCAGCCACCGTGTCGTGAACCCGATGCTATTCGGAGTGAAGACCGAGGGCCAACTGGGAGGCAGGCAAGAACTAGTGGAGGCGTACGAACTATTCAAGGCTACCTATGTGAACGACCGAGTGCGGAAGGTGGAGCGGATGATTAACTATTTGGGGTCGTTTAACGGCGTTGAAGGGATGGAACTTATTCCCGTGGAGCCGATTACCGAGCGACTATCCGAGCAAGCCCTGCTGCAAATCATGACCCCCGAAGAACTGCGTGAGAAAGCGGGCCTCCCCGCATTGGAAAAACAACCTGCCGATGTGGTCGGTCCGAATCCCCAACCCGACGAGGTTCCACAAACCCCCGCCGTCATGAGCAACGATAACATTAAGAAGTTGTCGGGCCGTGAGTACCAAAACCTCATGCGAATCGTCCGCCATTATGCGCAGGAAAAAATTACCTTGGAGATGGCCCGCACGATGCTATCCGCTGGTTTCGGATTGACCCCCGAAGAAGTGAACA